CGTTGGGTCCGTACGTAGCAGCGCTACGACGCGCGCCTTGCCGGCCCCGTACCCCATGGCGAAGTTGAGCGTCTTCGCCGGGTCACGCAGGACCTCACACAGCTCAGCGGCCCACGCATGGAAGTCCGTGTCCGGGTCCTTGAGATACGCTGCGATCGCATCGACGTCGTTGATGTAGTGGACGATGAGCCTGAACTCGATCTGCTCTGCGTCCGCGGACAGCAGCCCGAACTCCTCGTCGTCGGGGAGGATCAGGCGCTTCGCCTTCTTGCTCATGCCCATCGTGTTCGGGTCGCGTGCGGACATGCGTCCCGTGCGGATGAGCTGGTTGTACATGGGATGAACGCGGTCGCCTGTGTCCACCGACGCACCGAAGACCTCGAGATAGTTGCTCAGGAAGTGCGAGTCCTTCCTCGCGCTGCTCACGAGCTCCACGATCCGCGACGCCTTCGGGTCGTCGCGGACTTCGGGGTGCATCCCGTAGAGCTCAAGAGCTTCCTTGTCGAAGCACGGCGACCCGCGCTCAAGCGTGCCCTCGTTGTACTTGAGAACAGGCAGGCCGAGGACGTTACACAGGAGATCGTAGATGTTCTTGCTTGAGTCAACGAACGCCCGGCCTTCGGTGAGGTCCTCGATCTCCTCTTGCGCCCCGAGGATCTGCCGCAGTGTCTGGACCTTGAGCCGCTTCACCGCCGTGTTGTCGACGCGCATCCCGGCCCGCTCCATATCGAACAGGACAGGCGTGAGCAGGATCTCGGTGTTCCACGTATCCTCGAGCTGCTCGGGCCGATGCTCGACGAGGAACCGCATGATGTCCCGGTTGAGGTACACGTCGCGACATGCGTATCGTGCTGCGAGGTCCGCCGGCAAGGCTCCGTAGTCCTTCGTCTTCTCCTCGGCGAGGTACGCCTTCACCTCATCGGCCTCGTCCACGTCGGCGAGCAGCCACTCTGGGGCGAGCTGCTTCAGGCCGTGACCACGCCGGTCCGTGTCGTGGGTCTTCGCCAGCGTGAGCGTGTCGATCATGCGACCCGGCCACACCAGCTCGTCGCCCTCGCCCTCACACGCGACGAAGTGCGCGTCGAACTTGACGTTGTGGTTCACCCACTCGGGGACCTTCACGAAATCCCCGAGCCAGCGAACGAACTCCTCAACGCTGATGGTCACACCACGTTGGTGGCGCACCGAGATGTAGTGTGCGAGCTCCTCGTCATCTCGGATGATCGAGAGACCAGCGACGCGGTGACCCGCGTACGGGTGAAGACCCTTGACCTTCGGATGGAAGGACGTGGACTCCACGTCAGCATACACGCGTGTGACGCCGGAGAGTTCTGGCAGCTCACGCGCATGCTCGACGAGCCGTACCGGGCGACCGTCGCTGGTCTCAAGGTTGATCACGGAAGCGCCTCGCGTTGACGGACGTACCAGGCGTTCACCCAGTTCGTCATGTGGTTGATGTCGGGGAAGCCTTGCTGATCGACACGGTGGTGGATGTCGACGAGATGATGACGGCCCGTCCCGAGGAACCGTAACTCACGGAAGATGCGGTTCGCGCTGATGCGAAGCGCTGCTTCGTACATCTCAGGACGCCCGCTAACCATCTCACGCTCGATGTACCAGTCGTCCGCCGCGCTGAGCACGACGACCATCGCACGTTGACGACGCAGCCCGCTGACGAGGCCGTTGAACTTCGACCCGTCGAACGCCTGACCGTCGCAGCCGAGGAGCCCTTGCCACACGAGCCACCCAAGATGGCCTCGGTCGTGAACGGCGAACTGCGCGAGTGTGTCGCGGTGATACTCACCGAGCGCATTCACGGGTGGTCCATGCGGGATGACGGGGCACGGCTGATCCATGCGATCGGCGAGGATGTCGGCCAGTGTCTTGGCCGCTGTGCTCTTGCCGAGGTTATCGGCCCCTTCTAGGATGATCATGCGAGCCTCCCAGCCTGTATCCCCTGCCACTTGGCGACCGACGCGACGATCGGCATGGGTACGAGAGAGGCTAGCAGGACGGCATCGTCAGGCGTGTACACGCGGCCGTTCGCATGACACAAGGTCACGATGGTCCCGAGCAGGGAGTTCTCACCGAGACGCTTCTTGACAAGACGGGCAAACTCGGTCAGCTTGATGTCATCCTCGCGAGCCGCGACCTCGAGTGCGATCGCCGTCGACACGTCGTTCATCAGCGACCCGGGTGGACGCGGCACCCACCAGTCCATCCACACCGGGGCGGTCGGCGTCTTAGTGTACACGGCCTTACGTGCCGCGTCGAGGTTCCGCGAGTAGAGATGAAGGCTGCCAGGCTGATGGATGTACCAGCCAGTCCGCACCTTGAGCTCGTCCGCCACGAGGCGCGCGAGAATGCCGAAGCAGAACATGTCGTAAGGCAGCCCGAGCCACACGTCGTTCGAGCGCATCGTGACGATCATGTTGAGCTGGCCGCTGCGGATGAGAAACTGAATCCCCAGCGTGCACGGGATGTCCTTCGTGACGCCGTCGCCAGCGCTCTCGAGATCGCGCTCTGCGTAGATGGGAATGACGGCCTGCCGAGTCGCGGGCCGCATGGCTAACTCGTGGATCACGTGGGCCAGCGGATCGAACCCCTCGATGCCACGCCACCGCGGCCCGTACGCGCCGGCGGCGTACCCGTCGTTGAGGAAACGCTCATACCCCTTGGCGTAGTGCATGATGAACTCGCCGTCGTCCGAGCCCGAGAGGTACCACATGAACTCGCCCGGGCCGTAGAGCGGAGACGCTTCACGCGCGCCTGTCATCCAGACCTGGCGTAGATCCTGGAGCTTGAGCGAGTCGCCGCAGACCTCGCCAGCCACCGCGCCATCGCGCGAGGTGGTCAAGCCCGCCGCGCCCATCAGCGTGCGGGCTGTTGCGCCTTGCCACAGCGCGTCGAGAGTGTGCCAGCTCATCGATGACTCCGGTGCCACTTGAGGACCTGAGCGAGGTCAGGCTCGATGTACATGTCGCCTTTGACGGGATGGATCTCACGCCCGTCGCTCACGTCCTTCGACATGTTCGACGCGTGGACCACACCGAACGCCTGGCCGAGCGGGAGGTCGTACGTGACCGCTGTGCCTTGCGTGACGTACTCCAGATCGGCGAGGCCGTCGAGCAGCGCGACCTCATCGTTGTCCGCAAGAGCCTTGATCGTCTCACTCAGCTCCTCGGTCATGAGGTGTGCTCGTGTCATACGCCAGTCACTGCGTGACTCAGCGAACTCCGCCTTCTGAAGCATAATCTTCGCGAGCCTCGCCATCTCGGCGGCGGCGCGGTCGAGTGCCACCGTGACGCCGGCGTGAACGTCGTTGACGAGGTTGCGGTCCGTCGCGAACCTGAACTTCTTGTGGAACGCTCTCACCGCCATCGTGTCGTCTACGCTCATCAGAACTCCTCCTCCTCTGCGGCCTCGCCCGTTTGAGCGACGCCCTCTTCCTCCATGCTCTTGAGTAGCATGATGAACTCCGCGGTCTTGCGGTACTGCCGCTTGTGCCGGTACATCGCGCGCTTGCGAACGAAGAACGACAGCAGTCGTCGCGCGTTCTCTTGGTCGACCTCGCACCAGTCTTCGAGGTCGTGCGTTGTGATGTCGGCGCGGTACAACAGTGCCGCAACGAGGTCTCGTGGGTAGCGCGTGCCGAGGATCGCTCGTCGCACGTGCTCAGGCTCGATGATGACGTCAGCCTTCACCTGCGCCTTCGAGTAGTCGAGGTATCCGAAACTCGGCTCAGCGTACTGCTGTGCCAAGAAGCGGGCGATCCACTCGACATGACACGGTCGCACCACGATGACCTCGAGGTCATCGTCTGTTGAGAATGTGCGCGCCGCGAGCGCCGCCGCGAGACGCGCGAGCTTGAACCGCGTGGTGCCCCGGTCAATGAGCGGCATAGCCTCGCTGAACTTCCCACACAGCTCAAGCGTCTGCTCTCGGATCGTCTCCATCGTCGCTTCGGGGAACTTGACTTGGTCGCTGCGTCGCGTCCATGCCCACAGGATCGCGCGACGTGACAGCTCGCGTGTCAACACGTGCGGCGTGGTAGACTCTTGACTCGCGAGCGCAGTCATCTCAGCGACGTCAACCTGCTTGCCCGACATGAGACATACGGCGTCGAAGCGTCGGATGTCCTCGAGCCCGCCGATCAGCTCTTTGATCGCGTCGACCCCGAAGTTGTACGCATCGAGCTGCTTCGAGCCCCGCGGGTTCGAGATCATCACGAGACGCGTTCGCGCGTGGGCGCGGCGTCTCTCGATCTTCTGAAGCTCGGCCACGCCACTCGATCTCATGTCCGTCAGCTTCGCGATCACCTCCGGGTCTGCTCCCTTGATCTCCTCAAGGATGACCAGACGCCTGTCATGCGTCGGGATCACGCCCCACTGTACGAACCATCGGTTGCCGATCTGCGACAGGCCCCCGAGCAACCCAGCCACCGTGGCGTTCTTCGTCTCGACCCGCTCGCCGAGCCCGTAGTGGGCCGAGAACTGGATCCCCATCTCCGACTTGCCGTGGCCGCTGTCCCCCATGATGAGAACGTTGACCCATCCCGGCACGTCGCGGCCACCGATGTTGAGCACCAGCGGTGAGTGGTACGTGAGGTCGAAGAGCACGTGCGGTGACCGTCGCTTGAAGATCCTCGTCACGTTGTGTTCGATGTCGGTCCACAGCACGTCGAGCTTCTCGTCGAGCGCCTTCAACGTCCACGTCTTCGGCTGAAGAACTGCGAGCGACTGGAGATCTTCCTGCGTAGGCGTGTACGACCCGAGGCTGTCCTCAGCTTGCTCTAACTCGTCGATGAGGAGGACCGCCTGCTGATTCATGGGATGAGGGTACGTCACGCCCTCGAAGTTGTACGAGACGTTGAGCTCCGCCTCGCGGTCTACGATGAGCGCTGGCTGCGCCTGGTTCGTCGTCCCCTCGCTTGTGATGAGAAGCGTCGGCGCGAGGCGAACGTCGTGGACACGGCAGTGCTCCGTGGGTACGAACTGGACCACCTTACATCGCGGGATTCCCAGCGCGATCATGAGCCCCTCGCGTTGCTTGCTCGCTGGTTGGTCGACCAGAAGGAGCAAGCCCATCGCAGTGGCCGGGACATCCTGCGAGACTGAGTTGTCCGTACGCGAAGGCTCGAGCAGGTTGACGGGGCACGCGTGACACAGAGGCTGGTCGCGATCGCAGTAGGTCGTTACTTTCCGCGGAACCAGAAAGGGAGTCTCATGAAGCGCCGAAACGAGCCCGTTAAACGCGATCCTGCGACCCACCAGCTGAGGGCTTGTGACCTCTTGGATCGTGACCTGAGTTGCCTCTCCCGCGGCGGCTGTTTCGGTGTGCATGTCCGCGGGGTCGAAGACCGGAGCATCTTCAAGCATCTGAAGGATGTCCGCTTCCGTTGCGCCTTCAGCTCCGATCCAGTCATTGAGATCTCCCTTCGGATACTTCGCGACGTCGAGCGGTATGCGACACATCCGAACCTCGGCGCACGCATGGACGATCTTCCGAGCGACCTTCACGGCGGCCATCTCGCCGTGCTGATCCACGTCCATACAGACGTACACCGTCTTGCCCTTGAGGAGCGCGTTCCACTTCGAGTCCCACACGCCCTCGCTTGCGGTGACTGAGAACGCTCCGACACCGCTCTTCCGAAGATGCCACCCCGTCACGAGAGCCTTCAACTCGCCGCCGCAGAAGATCACGCGGTCGTGCTTCTCAAGTGACGCAACCTGGTAGATCCGCGGCTTGCCGTAGCCCTTCGTGTTCCGCATCTTCTCAGGGCCGGGGGCGCCTGGAAGGTAGCGCCGCACGTTGATGACGCGTCGTCGACGGTCGTACACGGGGATCGTGATGCGCCCCTTCGCGTACCCGAGGCGCGCGGCGCGGATCATCTCGTCCGTCACGCCCCGGTCTCGGAGCCCGGTGAGCAACGGCCCTGCGTCCCAGACCTTCTCATGAAGGCGCTCGACTGTGGAAGGCTGGATGCTCTTCACATTCTCTAACTCGTATCGCGAGCCGAGATCGACGAGCATCGTCGCACGCTCCACACGCATGAAGAGCGCGAGGAGCGTGACGATGTCACCACCACCAGAGCAACCGGCAGCGTGGCACTTCCACTTGTTCTTGGCCGTGTTCACGGTCGCACTCGGCGTCGAGTCGTCGTGAGCAGGGCAGCGTATGCGAACCTCGTCCTCGCCGATCGGCTCGAAAGCACAACCGACGCGCTCGAGTTCCGCTAGCGCATTGATGGCCAGTAGGTTCACGGAGACCTCGCAGGAGAAGCGGCGGACGCGGGACGCCCCGGAGTGAGCGCCCCGCTGAGCTACGAACTACAGCTCGACGTCTTCGCCATCGTCCTGCGGAGGTGCGTCACCGGGTTCCTCGTGATCGACCACGAGGGCCTTCGACTCGTGGAGGCCCTTGAACTCCTCGTGCGCGCTGCGCATGAAGTCCGCGAGGTCCTCGTCGATGTACGGCTGCTGCGCGTTCGCGAAGTCGAGACCGTACCAGGCGTTGCCGCCCTTCTCGCGCATGTTCGGGGTGAACTCCCAGCGCTGCGACCACAGCGGCGCGACGCTGCTGCCGATGCGGCGCATGGTGATGGCCGTGATGAACGCACGGCCCTTGGTGAACTCGCCACGCGAGAAGATGAGCGTGACGGGAACGCCGTTGAGCTCGGCCGGGGCATCGCCGCCGCAGATGAAGCCCACGAAGTTGAGCGTCTCGCAGCGACGCGCCGTGAACTGGTAGTTGCCCTTCTCGTTCTGCGTACCGTACCCGCGCTCCCACTGGTCGGGATCGCGTGCCATCTTCGCGAGCTCGCTCGAGGCGTCGAACGAGCGCTCGAGGATCATCGGACTGCCGGTGTCCTTGAGATCGCTCATCTCGAGGAACTCGGTGAAGAAGAACACCGGGACGAACTCGAACGACTCGTCGCGCGTGACGACGCGAACCTCGCCGGGCTGAAGGATCACGGACCCCTCGCCGAGCGCCTCGCGCATGGTCACGTCGGTCATCTGCTGGATGATCTTCAGCCGCGGCAGAACGCGATGCTCGGCGAGGCTGTCGATGGACGTGTCCTCCTCGGCATGCGTCGCGAGCCACGCCGGGGCAGCGCCATCCTGTCCGACCTTCACCAGCTCCTGAGGCGTCTCCTCACGCCCCTTCTTGCCCTTCGCCATCGGGAACTCCTCTCGGTTATCTGACTCGCGTTGTGCGAGCCTTGAATGTGCACGTGAACATCGAGTACGTCTTCGTGATTCCTGGCGGGGCGTCCTGCCCTGCGGCCGCACGATCCGACACGATCTGCGCGACCGTGTTGAAGTGGAAGCGGATCGCGCCGGTCTCGTACGCCTCGGCCGGGATCCCGAGCCAGTCGCAGAGCATCGCATACTCGGGTGAGCCGACCTTCGGGATCGCCGCTGCGGTCTTCACGTCGGGTATCCCGATGGCGTGAGTCCCGCGTACGGTCGTCTCCGCATCCGGTGACTCCACGACGAGGCGCGCGGCGCGGACAGCGATCTCTCGCGCGATCATCTCAGCTCGAGCCTTCGCCTCCTTCCGCATCTCGTCTGCCCACCGCTCCACGCGACGGCAGAAGTACCCCGCGTCGCAGAGTTGCGAGCTGGAGATGCTTGCGCCACCGGCCTTGAACTCCTCGGTCAAGTCGATGAGACGCGTGAGCGTTTCCACGTGGATCGCCTCGACTGTCTCCGCTGCGTTCTTCGAGATCTCGGCCACGCCCATCGGGTCCTCCTTGACGATCGGCTCCAAAGTCACTGTGGCAGCCCCTGGGTCGTCCAGGAGGCTACCGGCCTGTCCGTACAGGCGTGTTCCTATTGCCCTGCGGACC